TGCACCCTACCAGCGCCCGACGGAAATTCCCACTATACCCAATAATGGGTATTAAACTACGTGACGGGTATAATCGCCCGATAATCGTCGGGTGATACAATATGTGGCATCGGGAACCCGACGGTAGTAATACCTAACTATAGTATGGCATAACTAACCACAGTTAGAACCTCCCGACAATTATCGGGTAGAACAAATTGTCAGAATATTCTGAACATATTACAATAAATACCGAACATACACTCACTTTAAAGATAATAAGCACGTGACGGTATAACTGCGTATACAACACTATACTTAACACCCTAATTGTATATGCGCAAACGTTTAAGTACGTCAAGTTATCAGGCACAGATAATACACACTAAAATAATATAATTGTATACACAATACCATAGCAGCATACCTATATTGACAGATAATACTTCAATGCTTTAAAGTGTTCAATGGTAAATTTTTTACCTAATCATGGCAAATTATTGACATAGACTTGTACTTAACGATTTAAGTAATTATAATGTGCTTATAGCACATTGAAAACTTAATATCGGCTATGGACAAGGCACTAAGTGAACACTTTGTGAATTGTCCATACAATTTAGCTAATTGTTTGAATTGTTTGTACAATCGAGAAAACTTGCCTAATTATCTGAAAATTCAAAATAAAGGACGTCGGGAACCCGACGAAGAAAGTAGGTTTAATTATGGCAAAGAATAATAATAAGGTTGAAGAGACAAAGGTTGAAGAGACAAAGGTTGAAGAGACAAAGACAGACAATGTTTCACGTGAAACATCAGCACCTAACACCAACAATGTTGGACAAGAAATTCAGCCAATAGGAGCAACTAATGTAATCACTTGTACAATGACAGAAGAGGAGCACAAAGCACGTGTAGACCGTATTCACGAAAAACAAGAACAAGGTTTAAAAATTTCGTGGGACATTATGGTAGACATCACAAGTGCTAAAGAGCGTAAAGAACAATCTTTAGATGGTTATGAAGAGACCGAAAAAGGCTTTGAAGAGTGGTGCGAAACAATGTTTAATATCAAGGCAACTCAAGTTAGACAGGCGGTACGTGTACTCACTACATATGGCAAGGTTGATGATAAAGGCGAATGGAGTCTTGAAGATAAGTATAAGAGATACACAAAGGAAAAGCTAGACATTATCCAAAGACATCCTAGGTTTACAACTAAGGCTACCTTCGATACACTTGTTGATGCACTAGGTATTACACCGGCTACAAGTGAAGGCGTATTAAAACAACTCATAAGAGACGCCAAAGGTTTACCCGAACCAACACCAAAGGACAACACAAAGAAGTCTCAGAAGTCAGAAGAGATAAAGACTGAACCAACACCGGAGACAGTAAAAGCGACACCAACTTATCAGAACATAGAGTCTAAACGTGATATATTGCTCAAATTTACAACTGAATACTTCACAAAGGTGCACGACTACTGTGAAAAGGTTAGAGCGCTCAAAGAGAATGAACCTCTATCAACTGACGCAATTACCGAGATGGTAGCAATTTTCCTATCCTATGAAAAAGACTTCAAAGAGGTTGAAAACGCATACAATGCAGTAGGCAAAGAAGAGACAACTGAGGAATAATCCTCACTAAGGCAAGTTACTCAATTTGTACAAACAATTCAGACAATTAGTTTGGTCTAACCGGACTTAGTACCTACTAACAGTTGTTAGCTTCAACTAACACCTGTTAAGTGCGCCTAACAACTGTGCGCCATAGCTAACCGGTTGGGTCAACTTTGCCTGACCATTGACGACGTCGGGAACCCGACGAAATCAAACCACTCCCTTGACCGGCTGGGATTAAGAGATTACGCTCTTACCCAGCTGGGATTAAGGAGATTAAGACAACTCTATGGAGATTAAGGAAAAGGAGATTAAGGAAATGACACAAACGACAGAGATTAAGGCACTGTGGTCAGTAATGGACGACCTTGAAGAGTTTCTATCATACTTCAAGAACCTTCCAATTCAGATTAGACAGTGTGCGGGAGAGATTGAAGATGTTTACGAAAAGTGGTGTGAAGATGAGATTACATATGCTGAGATTGAAAGTAATCCAAATAAAATGTCAGCACTTCTCATCTCTTTTATTAACTTTATGTGGTCAGAGATGGAAACAGAATATCAGAGATTAGAAGAAAGAGCTAATGAAGAGTGGTATAAGATGGAGTGTCACGAAGCGTCAACCCACTTTGAAGATTATATGAATGTACCATTCCCTGAGGTAGAAGAGAGTCGGGTACCCGATATGATTTGGGCTGGTGAACCTATATATGAGAAATAAACGTTCACGATTAAAAACAAAAGATGAGGTCAGAGCAGCTAAGGCTACTCTAGACCGAGTCGATACACTCTGCAAAAGTGCTACAACAGTATCAGAAATAAGATTTGCCATTATGCTAATGAAAGCAGAACTCAAGGATACTGCATCACTTATAGAGATTAACGAACTTAAAGCAGAACAAGAGCGTTTTAATTGGTGGGTTGAGAATTATATGAAATGTAGAAACGCTCCTTGTCATAAATGTCATCATTTATACAATGGTTGTTATGAACCAACCGACGAGATGGTAGAGGAGATTAAGATTAGATGGACAAATTCACACGAATGATTATCGGTGCTAAAAGAGCCGATATTGATAGTATAAGAGAATTAAAAGATTATATTTATGAGCAATCTGGAGTAGCTAACAAGGCACTCCGTTCTCTTGAAAAGGCTGGGATTACAGAATATGCATATGGTCACGCAATGACATTCTTGCAAACAGAATACCAGTCGATTAAATTCCCTCAGGCGGTTGCCAAAAGACCAACTGAGGAATTGATTAAACAAGCTTGGGCATTGCGTAAATTTTTGCGCTCACCCACACATAAAGTACGTGAAGCAAAGAGAGCAAGAGAGCGTCAACTACGTGGTATAGAAACCCTAAGAGAACTAGGATACAGAATACCAACGGACAAAGAAAGATTAAGCCGAATAACTAGGATTATGGGCAACTCAGGATTAAAGACCGCTGGAAAGTACGAGTTAATGGAAGCCATTGATTTGGCAATCGAAGAAGGTGGAATGACAGAACAAGAAGTTCAGCTTGAGATTGACCGTTATGCTTCAGGTGATATAATCTATGATAGAGTAATGGAAGATTTAAGAAGTAGGATTAGATAATGCAGATTACAGAATTAGGAGAAGTTCTCTATGAAAAAGAGGACATAACAGATGAACTGATTGACAAGATTATACACGATTTGTATGAACACGGAACAGTTTATGGAAAGAATAGAACATATATAAATGATTTCTTTACGATGGATATAGAGACAACATCTATACATCGGGAACCCGACCCTATCGCTTTCACATACTCGATTGCGGTATATATCAGTGGTAAGTGCTTGTGGTTCAGATTATGGCAAGATTACAACAACTTTATCTACAAGCTATACAGTAGATTACAGTTGAACAAATACTTTAGATTGGTATGCTATGTTCACAATCTTCCATATGAATTTCAGTTTATGCGAGATTTTATGCATATAGAAGATGTGTTTGCAACAAAACCACGTAAGGTAGTCAAGTGCTTCAGTAACGGTATTGAATATCGTTGTTCTTACAAATTGGTAAATATGGGTCTAGCTAGATTTACGGAGTCTATTCCGAACCTAATACACGGAAAGTTGTCAGGAGATGATTTCGACTACTCAGTTTACCGAACACCGTTTACAAATCTACTCCCCTCAGAATTGGATTATGTATTTAATGATGTTGCCGGACTCTATGAAGCACTTGATTATACCATAAAAAATGACAATTACACACTAGCAGATATTCCCAATACATCAACCGGATTTGTAAGAAATGAAATGCGATGGGAAATGGGACAAAATCCTAAGAACAGAAGAGACTTCATAAAGATGGCTCTTAATCAGTTTTCATATGGATTATGTAGAACTGCCCGACGTGGTGGTAACACGCACGAGAACCCTATATACTCAAATACAACACTTCCGGACTTAACGTCTAAGGATATGTCATCAGCATACCCTGCTGATATGGTAGAGAAACCATTCCCAATGACACCATTCTGGCTGGTTGCTGATAGTCGGGTACCCGACTTTGAGGAATTTGTATACAGTAGCAAGTTTGCCTGTATTATTGATATAACACTTTATGACCTAGAAGTAAAAGATGTCAACTCAATTCCATACATACCTAAAGCACATTGTACAGGTTTCCCTAAGTTTAAGAAGGGTCAAAGAGAGTTCAACCTTGACCAGCAATGGGAAGATATAGAATTCCTTAGTGATAATGGTAGAGTACTAAAAGCTAGTGAATTGTCAATGGTAATTACAGATATTGACTACAAGATAATAGACGAGACATATAACTTTGATAAGAGTAAAACAGTATGCCGAGTATGTATGTGCTCAGAGTATGGCTACTTACCTGATGAATTGCGTAAAACAATATTACGTCAGTACTATGATAAGACAACACTTAAGGATAGTGACCCATACTTGTACATGAAGCAGAAGAATAAGTTTAATGCAAACTTTGGTTGCATGCTTACGGATATATGTCAGGACACAGTAGTATATAAAGAAGGTTCAATGACACCTTTTGAATATGAAAAAGAAGCACCATTTCAAGAACAGTTGGATAAGTACTATTCTTCAAGAAATAGCTTCTTGAGTTATCAGCACGGTCTTTGGGTAACGGCTTGGTGTAGATGGAGACTTCAACAAGCAATTAGTAGACTAGGAACTGAGATGGTATATTGCGATACTGACTCAGTAAAGTTTTTTGACACACCTGAGAACCGAGCAATATTCGATGATTTGAATGCTGAGATACTAGAAGATATTGAAAAGTGTGGTCTTGATTGTACTGTAGAATACAATGGTAAAATATATACATTAGGTGTATGGGAAGATGACGGAGACTATGAGTTCTTCAAATCATTAGGCGCTAAGAAGTATACATACATATCTAAGAAGAACTATGAATGTAATCCTGAAAAGTACAAATGTAAACACGAGTGTGATGAAGGTGGTTGTAGGTTCTTAATAGATGGTGTATGCTGGTGGCAAAAGTTCCAAATAACAGTAGCCGGATTATCAAAAGTAAAAGCAAAAGAATATCTCTTTGATAATTATTTTGATATTAATAATCCGGAGTCAGTTATGGACGCTTTCGAAGCTGGAACAGTTGTCCCTAGTACAGATAGTGGTAGAACAACTGCAAAGTATAATGATTACGATGGAATAAGAATACTTACCTTAGAAGATGGTCACAAGTTAGCAGTAGGTTCAAATATGGTAATTGAAGATGCAACATATAAGTTTACCCTAGCAGAAGACTATGACAATTTATTAGATGGAATAGAGAAGGGAGTAATATATTAATGATAGCAGTATTACAAGCAAGTACATCTCTTGTTGGAGATGTCAATACAATAACAGTTGACTCTATAAATAAACTAAAAATTGAAAAACCCAATGAATGGAATTCAATGATAGCAGAGTTTAAAAGAATAGCCAGTGAGTCAGATGATAATTATGAGTATGAAGTGATGAAAGAATTCATAACAAACCTACAAGATTTATACTAGGGCATATCGTCGTCGGGTACCCGATGCCGATTATAATAAATAACAAGCTACACGATGGACAGAAGATAAGATAAAATTTAGTTAATGAAAAGGAGACAAGACAATGGAAAAAATTAAAACAGAAGGATTTTCAGCAAAGGACGAATTTAATGCAGCAAACAGCACACCTATTAAGGTTGCTAAGAACTCTGTAATCACAATTACAGACATTATGGTAAAGGACAAGATGGCTGATGATGATGGAAAGGTTGAGACAGTAGGCTACCTCAAGGCAGAAGATGGTACAATTTATGCAACAATCTCTGCTACAGTAATTGAGCAGCTCATTCCACTTATGGATATTCTCAAGGAAGGCCCTCAGAACCTACTTGTAGTACCTAAGACTTCAGGTGCTGGTAGAGAGTACTTTATGCTGGAGTTACAGTAGTCGGGAACCGACACTGTAGAATATAGATTGGAGATAATATGGATACATCAATTTTCTACGATATTCGCAAAGACTGTAAGAGCGATATGCCATTTAAAATTATAATCGGGCCTAGAGGTTGCGGAAAGACCTACAGTGTCCTAGACTACGAGCAGGAAGTATCTAACGCTCACTCAAGGTTTATTTATATGAGACGTGATGGAACAGAGATAGACAGTTGTTCATCAGAATACGGGAACCCATTCAAAGCGCTTAACAGTGATAAGGGTTACAACGTCCACCCATTTCAGATACCGAAGTTTAATGGCTTCGGTATCCAAAGAGATGAAGGAGACGTAATTGGATATGGTGTAGCACTGTCTACCTTTACTTCAATGCGTTCTCAGGATTTCTCAGATGTAGATAGAATATTCTTTGAAGAGTTCATACCTGAGAAACACAAACGCAAAATCAAGGGAGAGGGTCAGGCTCTACTAAATGTTTACGAGACAATAAATCGTAACCGAGAATTAAAAGGAGAGCGCCCTGTCGAGTTGATTATGTGTGCGAACGGTATCGACCTAGCAAATCCAATCCTGATGGAGCTGGGTGCAACATCTATCATAGCGAAGATGCTAGCTAACGGACAACGACGAATGACTATACCTGAAAAGGACTTGTACATAGAACTTATACCACGAACAAAGGTCTCAGACCTAAAACAAAACACAGCTCTATACAAGTTAGCTAACTCTGAGTTTAGTATAGATGCTTTGGAAACAAAGTTCCGTGGAGCAGATTTGGAATTTGTTCGCAAGAATGTTAACCAGCGTTCATACAAGCCGGAGTTTAAGTTTGGAGACTTTGTAATATTCTCCAATAAGGAGCATTACTTTGTAGCAGAGTCAGGACTACCTTGTAAGGTTGAAATACCTGAAAGAGAACTACAGAGATTTAAACTTGTATTTGGGCCTAAGTATAGAATACTACGTGGTATGGGTCAGATATACTTTGATGACTATGTGACCCTTACACTGTTTGATACATACCTAGAGTATGAGGTGGTTTAAAGGCTGGGGATAAGGGACTAGGTCGACTCCCAGAAGGAGATGTCCCATAGTTGACCACTACTAACCAGCTTTTAAATAAAGGTCGGGAACCCGACGAGGTTGAGTACCTAGTACGTTGATACTGAGTCGGGAGACCGTACTGAAAGGAGAAGGACATAATGAAATTAAGATATAATTTACAATATTTCGCAGAAAGAGAGGGAGATGAAAATGGAAGCTCTACTGCTGGCAATAATGACAATGCAACTACTAACAGCTCTGCTGGTAATAGTATCGACGATAGCAATAATGGAGACAATGAGACGATTGATGTAGGCGCATTTGCGGATATTATATCCGAGAAAGATAAAAGAATTGAGCAGTTGGAAAGAGACGTGGCAGACCTTAAGAAGTCAAATGCAAACTTACTAGTACGTGTTAACTCAGGAAATGGCGGAACGACAAAGAAGAGCTTTGAAGAGAACTTATTAAGTATGGTAGGCGCAAAGCCTAGAAAGGAGTAAATATGGCTGGTTTTGAAACTACTCAGATTTACGAACTCGTAAACGAGATAGTAGCTGAGACTATGGGTTCAACAGACATAGATGTTTGTGATACTAACTCGTTAGTTGCTCTCGGAAATGCAGTATTATCTTCATCAAGTAATACTGAAGCTTTCCTCAATACTCTCATTCAGAGAATAGGTAAGACAATCATCTCGTATCGTCCTTATACATCTCAGTTATCTCTTCTTGAAATTGGAGATATGGAGTGGGGACAGATAATGCAGAAGATTAAAGTTGATATGCCAACTGCTGAAGCTGACCCTACATACGATTTGGTAGATGGCGAGTCTATTGATATGTATAAGGTTCATAAGCCAACGGCACATCAGAAGTTGTTCGTTAAGAGAACACCAGTTGACTACTCAATTACTACTCAGAGAAAAGCACTCAAAGAAGCTTTCACATCAGCTGAAGCTATGGGTAATTTTCAGACAGCGGTTTATGGAGAGGTTCGTAATGCGATTGAGTTAGGTCAGGAAGATTTGGGACGTCTCACAATGGCAAACTTTATTGCCAATGTTGACCAGTCTAAGCAGAGAATTAAGCTTGTATCTGAGTACAATGAAAAATTCAGTGAGAATGTACCTGATGGTCTTGATGCTCTTATGGACAATGCATTCGACAGATGGGCAATCGCTCGTATTAAGAACGTAGCTTTCAAGATGCAGACAATGTCTGTACTCTACAACAAGGAAGAGTTCCAGCGTCATACACCAGTTGATATGCAGCGTTTCGTTTACCTTGTAGACTTTATGACAGGTCTTGAGACAAACGTTAACTATGCAGCTTTCAATGACCAGTATGTTCAGTTAGCTTCAGGTATCGCAGTACCTTATTGGCAGTCTGCTCAAGACCCTGATAAGATTATGGTCACTGATGAAAACGAGGACAATTTCCTTTGCTCTAACGTTGTGGCATTTATCCACGATAGAGATGCACTTGGTACATACCGCAAAGAGGAGGAAGCTCTCACAACACCAGTTAACTCAAAGGGTAGATATTACAATACTGATTGGCACGTTGATAACCTTTACTTCAACGACACATCAGAGAATGGTATTTACTTCACTCTTGATTAATTGAAAGGGTCGGGCACCCGACGAGGTGCCTGACCATATGAGGTGTAGTATGGAAGTTTTATTCTTTACTGAATTTAGTAAGCGTAAGAACTCCACTAAGGTTCCTGATGATACATCAGGAGTAACAAAAACAGTTTATCTCAAAGGGACAACTGATAAGATTAATCCAACTTTTTTCCTTAATGGTACAGAGGATTATGTGTACTGCAAAGCTTGGGGAATGTACTACTTTGTTCATAGGATAGGGTATGACATTGACGGAGCGCAGATTGTGTATTGTAATCTTGATGTACTTGCTACATTCAAGACACAAATACTTAATACAAAAGCATATATTGTGTACTCAAGCAGCGGTTACAATAGATGGATTAGAGATGATAGAACACCTATAGTAGCTAGACCACCTACAATATCAGTATCACACTCAGTTCCATTCCACAATGGCGAGGTAGTATTTGAAGCAAGTGATGACGAATTAGTAATATTAAATACTGTATCTCAAGGTACTGGACAATCACATTGGATTTTTACAGAGAGTAAGTTAGACCAACTTATGGACGCTTTGACAAAAGCAGGTAGTACTGTTTGGGGTTCACTTGCTGAACAGTTTGGCGATGCTATTGGGTCAATCATATCAGTAACTAGACTGCCTATCAACAGACTTGCAGTAGACCAACAAGGTCAACTTGATGACTTTTATCTAGGTGATTATCATGTTCAAACTGGTGAAGGTCAGTATATGGAAGCTTATCGTTTAACCAGCCAAGTTTTAGTAATACGGGATAGTTGTGGTATACCTACTGGTTATCTTGATTATAGAGTATTTGAACCGTACTCAAGACTTAGAATGAGACTACCATTTATTGGTCTTGTAGATATTTCTCATCAAGATTTTAGCTCACGTGTTTATTACGAGATTGTTATTGACTACAACACTGGTAAGATAGTATATACTCTATATGCTGATGATAGTTACTCAAAGGCTATTGCTACATACTCTGGTCAGTGTGGTAGTGTTGTACCTATAACATCTCAGCAGATAACGAACGCAGCTGCTATTGTAGAAGGTGTAGGTTCAGCATTATTAAGTGCTGCTATACCTATTGGAGGTATCTCTGTTGGAGCGGGTATTGTTAATATTGCTAGTGCATTTTATCACAGTATGGATAAGACAAGTAATATTGTCGGTTCATATTCTGGTGGTAGAGCTGAGTATTCTTGTAAACGTATAGAGATTATACTTGAGCAGATGAAGACCGCGATAGAGCCTGATAATCTTACAGAATTTGAAGGACGTCCTGTATGTATGGTTGATACTATTAGTAACTATTCAGGATATATACAAACAGAAAAATTTTCAATAGATATTTCAGCATTAGATGTTATTAAAGATATGATTAATACCTTTATGAATAATGGTGTTTACCTAGAGTAGTCGGGTACCCGACGGAGAGGAGCCGATATGGCTAATAACAAAAATAGACAAAGGAATAACTCAAATCAGGGTGGAGTTCCTAAACATGGTAAATACCTCGAAGCTATGTATGAAGCTTATGGTATTGAGCCAACAAATGTAAAGGGAGTGTTCAATGCAAGAACGCTTTACTATGAGTCTCAGCTACAGAGAATGTCTTTTGCTATTGTCAATATTGACTACAACAAAGAGTTTCTATGGGACAAGGATTATATCCGAGAGGGTCTTTTGATAAATGGTTACTTTACTGTTACAGAGGATAATAACAAAGTATTGTTACCTCTCAAGTGTGGAGTATCCGGAGTAAACGTTTTTAACAGAGGTACTACTGCAATTATTGCTAATCCGGTTGTTGGTTCCTTTAATCGTACAATCGGAATTGATTGTGAATTGGTTTATCTTCAGCAAAAACAAGGTTCTCGGTTCCGAAGTCTCAAACCTATAATTACATTGTATGCACAGAAGTTGGCTAATTGCGATGCGGCTATAGATATTAACTTATTTAACAGTAGACTTCCTTTAATCTTCTCCGCAAAAGACCAAGTGACTGCTGAAAGTTTTAAAGCTATGTATGACGAAATAGCTCAAGGTAATCCAGCAGTATACGTAGATGAAGGTTTAGGTAAGTTATTACCTAATGAAAACGGTTCTAATATAACCGTATTTAAAGGTAAGGAAATGTTTATTGCTGATGTTGTACAAAACGAGAAGATGGCTATTATCAGTGAGTTCTTAACAACTATTGGCATAAATACTGCAAACACTACAAAACGTGAACGTCAGATTGTTGACGAGGTAAACGCTAATAACATTGAAGTTAAAGCAAATATTAAGCTTTGGAAGCAAAACGTTAAAGATTGTTGTGATAGAGTTAATGCTATGTTTCCTGAAGCACAGTTAAAGATAACATTTCCGTTCTATGAAGAGCTGGAAAAGCAAGGTCGGGAGCCCGACCAACCTAAGGAAGGTGGTGAGCAGAATGAACCTGATTGATTTATTAGATGTTTATTCAGCACTACATGATAGTGATGACTTATTCTTTATGCTATCTGACTATCCTTTAGATGTTAGAATAAGTAGAGATACAATGAATACTGTCATTATTGATGAGTTAGGTGCAACAAAACCTATCACCACAGACCCTGAGATGTTTAAAATACTTTTAGATACATTTTTCAAGAAGTACAATCTGAACATTCAAAAGCTTGTTGATACAATGTATCTTGAGTATAATCCACTTGACACTAAAAATGTCACAGAGGTGGAGCATCGCTTTTCTACTGGCGATATTGATAACACAGACAAGTACGATACAACCTCGGGACAAGAAGATAAGGTAAGCGCTTATGACACATCGGTTTATCAACCTAAGGGTAAAACAGATGGAACGACACATCATGAGGGTGAGACAACATCAGACATTGAGAGTACAGTAGACACAGATAAGACGATAAGAGGTAAAGACGGGCAAGACTCATTCCAAACCCTGATAGAGCAAGAGAGAAAATTAGCTGAGTTCAATATCTTTAATTGGATAACTAAGCAAATGCGAAAAGAACTATTTTTAATGGTTTATTAGTCGGGTACCCGACGGAAAGGAGTGTCTATGGGCTTCACATTTCAGGAGTTTCCCGACGCTGACTATTACCGTTCAGACCTTAGAGCGGTATTGAGGTATGTGCGTTCGATTACTGACTATCTAAAATCATTGGACGCTATTATCGAGGAGTTACGTGAGGGTCTTGCAAGACTCGATGCGATTGAAGCTGATGTGAAGAGTCTTGACGAGTGGCGATTGGTTGTTAACGACGACCTTACTTCTATCCATAATGAGATAGTAGGTATTCAGGGTGACATTGCAGAGTTAACAGACCGTTTACAGTTTGTTGATATATCAATCGACAACTTAAATAATAGGCTGTTACTTGTTGAGAATAATCTTGATGCAATTTATCAGTATATTGATGATAAGGTTGCGGAAGTGCTTGCTAAGCATACTGAGGACTTCAATTTATTGCTCCTCAAGATGAACCAGATAAAGGTTCTTCTACAGTCTGAGATAGACGAATTGAGGGAGATTGTTGACGATATTGATACCGACGTTTATAATCCATGGATAGGACGAAAGGTCTCACTTGAGGAAAACGAGAGGTTTACATATAACCATCTTGCTGATGAGTGCCCTACCGCTCGTGATTATGTCTCACTTAACCTAACTGCTAGTCAGTACGCAGCTATGGGGATAACTTCTAGAGAGTATCAGGAGTTTGGACGTAAACGTGTCGGATTGAAGAAGGTGTTTTCTCCAGTTTATGGCTGGAGACAGGAGATAAGTGTAGTGCTTACTAGCATTATAAACTATCTTTGTAATACTCTTACCGCTGGTGAATATGCTTCACTCGATTTGAGTGCTGATGACTATGCGGCTTTGGATTTAACATCTGAGCAGTATTTCAGATATAATCCACTTGTTGTTGGTGGCAATGTTAGCGTAGACCCAAATGGTACTGGGTTGACCGCTGAACAGTATGGTCACTTAACTATTGGCTAGGTCGGGAACCCGACAGGAAGGAGCTATTTATGAGTTATGCAAACGGAACTGCAAACTTCAATCTTCCTCAGACAGTGGCATCTGATAAAAGAGATTGGAGTGACACAAATCAGGCTTTTGCTGACCTTGATGCAGCAGTAGCCGGTACAGTTACTGATGTACAGACTGCTCTTACAAATGCGTCTGCTGCTCAGACAACCGCTGACGGGGCTGCAACTACGGCGGCTGGAGCCGTTACAACTGCAAACGCTGCTAGTGCAACCGCTACATCTGCTAGTGAACAGGCAGCTCTTGCTTCAACAACTGCAAACAATGCAGTTACTGCTGCAGCTACTGCGCAGACCACTGCTGACAGCGCAGTTACTACCGCCAACGCAGCTAGTGCTACTGCAAGTAATGCTGATACTGTTGCTCTTGCTGCACAGACTAATATTGGAACTATGGCTAATCTTCAGACAACTGATAAGACTAGCCTTGTAGCAGCTATTAATGAGGTTCTTTCGCTGATAGGAGGTGGCGGTATGCCTGATTTAGACTATACAAATCCATTATTCACATTTGATACCAACAATTTGAGCTATACAGCTGTTGAAGAATGTTATCTTGTAGGTTCATTAGGTGAGACTGGTGCAACATTGAACATTAATAATACACCTATTTTTGAATATCACCGTGCTGGAAGTACGGCAGGCAATACAATGTCATTGCCAGTAATTAAATTAAACACCGGTGATATTGTAGCACTAAGTGCAATAACTAGCACTACTAAATTACATGTATTTGCTACTTTATGATGTAACAGTTCAGAGGTGGTCTTTGAGACCACCTCTTTTGCTATCGGGTTCCCGACCCACATGTTGTACATATTTGTATAAAACTCCCGACATATGTCGG